GAATTTCTTCTTGTGTATAATTGTTTCTCACACCCTTGATGCTGACATAGATATCACCCTTATTATTATATTTCCTCATCTTGGCCATCCTCAATCCACCCTTCTTAAATGAAGGAATTGTAGTAGCCCAACCTAGCGCACATGCAGATGTTCCACATGCAGGCTTACCATTCTTGATTTCTTCTGCCCATTCCTCCATAATGAATCGATCAGGATTGACCTTGTTCTTAAGGAAGTTCTTGAGTGTATTCAGTCGACGTTTATTCATAATATATCTCCTAGATTTCTGTCACAAGATTTGGATTGAATTCTTCACTTTCCTCATAACCATGATAGCCACGAGGATTAGTCCTCACTCTGGTTTCACCAAGCATGTAATCAAATGAATAGTGTACATGACCATGAGTCCAAAGAGAAGCTCCAGAGTATGCTACAAAATTATCCAGATTGGAAACATAAGCAGCATTGTAATCATCTCCTGCATAGCGACCTGCAATAGATTTGATGCTTGGTCCATGATGAGAAATCACCACCTTCTTACCCAAAAAATCTGGATCTTCCAATTCTTTCTTGAAGTAATTATGCATGGCAAGTGCATCATCTGGAGTAAATGCATCACCAATAGGATTTCTACATATACAACGATAGTCATTCATGCCAAACAATGCTTTATTCATTGACTGAACTTGAGTTCCATTCAGATTGAAGTCAGTCCACATTGTGGCACCAATAAACTTAACACCATCAATGATGCATGAGGAATTCTCAAGAAAGTGAAGCATTCCTCCACTATTCTCAGCAATTTCTTTGCAGTTAGAAAGAACTGATTGAATATCTCCATCTGGTTCTGTCCCCGCGTAGTGCTCATGATTTCCTGCAATCATTACAGCAGGAATATCAAGATCACGAGCAACCTTCAATGCCCACTCTGCACCTTGAGTTTTTACTCCAATATCTCCTGCCAAGACCAATACGTCAGCAGGAACCTTTTGAAGTGTGAGAGGCCCGAATTCAAGATGAAGATCGGACATATGACGAATTTTCATTACAAACTCCTTGTTACAAGCGTATTATACCCGTAATCAATAATAAGGCAAGTGTTAAGAACGGTCAGCGACAAATTTCTTTATACGATTTGACACTGTCTTGATCTTTGGTTTGTAATTGCCGCCGTAGCTACAAGGATGAAACAGGTATTCTGCTTCTATTGTAGTAATATCAAAGAACGCAGCAGCCGCGTAAAACTGATATGATCCGTTATATTCCAAATACGGACGAAATTCTGTGCCTTGGAGGCGCAATCCTGCCTTTCTGAATGATGGAATAGTAGTTGCCCATCCACATGCACAAGCTACAGTTCCGCAAGCTGGCTTTCCATTATTTTCTTCAAGAGCCCAATTCTTCATATCGAATTGTTTTGCAGGAACTGTCAACAGAAAATCTGCCAACTTCAATAGACGCTTCTTATGATAATGCTTCACTTCACATCTCCATCTTCAGGATATAGGATTTTCTTAGCTTCTTCAATCTGATTCATTGCAAGATTATATAGTACAGAATGACCATCTTTCAACACAGTCATCAGCAATTCTTTCTCTTTGATATAGACCTTAGCAAAATCCATATCATACTGCAGGATCGTAGATGTGTTGTCTATTAGATCTGCAAGTTTGATCGTTTTTACATGGAGAGGTTGATTACTCGTATGAATACGATCAATATTTTTACGCGCTTCTCTAATACCATCTGAAGGTCTAGAAGGATCAGTAAGACCAAGCACCATCAAAGTGATGACCTTACCATACTCAGACATCATATCATTAACTGTATAATCTGTATCTTCCAACACATCATGCATTAGTGCAACAGCAAGCATATGTTCTTTTGCAGATCTTGTATAATTCTTGCAGTGCTTACGAATGAGTGCAGCAACTGCAATTGGATGAACAATGTATGGTTCATTGGTGTACTTGCGTTTCTGATCACCATGAGCCTTGACAGCTGTGATCAGTGCTCGTTCATAGAGATTCATCAAATCTCTTCCTTATGTTCTTCTACAATCTTTTCTATCAATTTGATTGCATCAACAATGTGAGGATAATTTTCCTCAATTTCTGCATCAGACATATCAGGATTGTCTATCATGAAACTGTTGACCAATAAAGATATTGACCTCACCAATTCTTCATGATTGCGGCAAGCAATTCCGATGAACTTTGCATCTTTCTTAGCATGACCATGATAATTGAACACACGGCCAATGGTCTTGATTGCGTTCGCTCCAGACTCAGTTTTACCAATATCTGAAGTGATCATGTATTCATCTGGTCGAAGTTCTCCGCAACGGGAAACATACCAACGACCCTCAGTTCTCTTGATAGCCATAACAAATCCTCTTTGTTTCAACTCCTTTACTATACACTGGAAGAGAAATAAAGAAAAGCTGTATTATTGGTTATTAGAAATTAGGTGCGGAATTTGGAACTGTATCTTCTATAATAGTAAGACCAAATCCACCATAGTATCCATTATGCTCATTGTGATTTGATACAGTAATGAAACCATCATCTGTTGTAATTTCTAAGAAGCAAATTTCATGTTCATCACCATATTCACTGATAGATTCAGATTCAGCTTGTTTCACTTCAATACTTCTTAGAATATGACCAACTAATGTCTTAACATCGTCATCTGTTCTCATATAACGATTTTCGCAACATAATTGTCCATCATCAAAGATATTGATCTTAACATTATCTTCAAATGTCAACATCAATCTATTATCATTGATGCTTGCATCTACAATCTTTTTACCATAATATTCATCAGATGAATGCTCAGATCCACCACCCAAATAATGTAATGCTGCTCCAATTCCAATCATATCATAATCTCCTATAGGATATCTTTTTCTTTGTTATCTACATATTCTGCAATGAACTTGGGAGTATGAGAATCAAATCCACAACCAAGATTCAATTTCTTGCAATGCTCCTTGGCAGCTGCTGCAGTAGCATATGATGCCACGTACTGTTCTGTTGTCATTTCCTTGATTTTGTATTCGCCACTGATCTCAATCACCTTGTATGGAAGCGCCATGTTCATATTCTCCTATTTGAATTCACTGAATTTAGACTTGTTGAATTTGTTGACCTTACTCTTCATCTCATCTGATATTCTTGCTCCAACATCAGAATTATCCATTACTGGTTTATCATCTACAATATCATCTTGAGCTTCTTGTTCTACGTCGAACAGCCGCATTCGAGGTGTGTCAACACCAACCACAAATCTCTTATTAGCAGACTTATGATTATATCTGTTCTTGAGCTGCTTAATCATATACTGACCAAGTTGCTCATATTGCTCTGTTTGGATTGCAGCAAACAAGAAATCTGCTGTAGCATTCAGCGCAAAACTCTCAGCTACATCTTCCATCCCCACATCAGATGATGCAAATCCTGTTCTTGTAAGCTGTGTTGCACTCCAAATCGGAACATTATTCTCAACTGCAAGACCTCTCAATTCTTCAGCAATAGCTTTTACAATAGTATAAGAATTGTGATTCGAATTTCCCTTCAATCTTGTAGAAGTGCAAATGTTGATGTAGTCGACAAAAATAACATCAGGAACAAAATTACTCTTGATACGATATTCATTAAGAAGATGTCTGAAATTAGCTGCACCAGCTGCTGCAGTAGGATATTCCTTAACCTTCAATCTACCCTGAGTCTTATTCTTAATGAATGCAATCTTGCGCATGAATGATTCTTGACTCATAGAAGCTAGATCATTCATCGCAATATCCATTAGATTAGCATCAATTCTCTTCGTGATCTCCTCTTCTGACATTTCAAGAGTGATATACAACACATTCTTACCTTGCATCAAATATGTTGACCCAAAATGACACATAATCAAAGTTTTTCCAACATTTACACCACCCAAAATTATGTTGAGAGTCTTGGGCGGTACTCCTCCATTCGTGATCTTATTGAGCATCTCAATATCAAATGGAAGTTTTGACTCCTTCTTATGATAATACTCATATCTTGATTGAGCATCTTCAATGAAATCATGACCAATATCAGAATCAAAAGAGATAGACAATGCATCAGTCAAGAGTTGAGGAATCATACCAGTAGATCTGGATCCCTCTTTATCTCCCATAATGCTAATAGATTCTCTAAGAGCATTATGAAGAGCATGTTCTTTACAAAACGACTCAGCCTGATCAACTAACCAATCAAGATTAGTATTTTCCTCCTTATTGAGTTGCTCAATTACGCCAGATGCATTCTTATACAGTTCTTCTGATAATCCACTCTTGTTTCCAAGATCAATATGCAGAGCTTCAGAAGTTGGGAATGCATTATACTTGTTGATATACTCATCAATTAGCTCGAATACTATCTTCTGAGATATATCATCAAAGTATTCCTTCTTCAGGAATGGTATGGTCTTTCTTGCAAATGCTTCATTATATACTAGATGTGATAATACAACCTGCTCAATCAATGGTTATTCCTGTGCCTCATTTGTTGTTTCAACTGTGACTACATCCTCTTCAGTATCTTCAACTACACCATACTTGAATTCCTTATTGGCACAAAGTTCTAATTTCTGAAGAATTTCTTCAGTGTAGTACTTCTCAGGATTGTCATTAATGGTCTTTCCAAACACCTTAGAACCATCTGGCATTTCATATCTTGTTGAGACCTTCTTGAATACATTGTATTTCTCAGCAAGTTCTAATAGACCATAGTATTTGTCAAGACCAGTTTGATAAGAGAGCTTGAGTCTCACCTTACTGTTCTCTTTGGATAAACGAGACTTGAACATATTTACAGTAATGAAATTACCAATTACGCCATTATCGTCTCTATCCTTAGCCTTGGTCAACATAGCAATAGTGTCTGCTGCATATAGAAATCCAGATCCACCTGAGATGATATTAGTTGGAACGTTAGCTCCAATAGCTGCATATACGTGGTTGTTCACGATAATTGGAATACCAGCCTTCGCGAGCTTCAGTCGAATAACTCTGAATGTTGCCTTGATCACCTGAGCCTTAGTCATATCCTTAGTCTCAGCACCACTCATCGTATCTTCAATTTCTTTGGTAGATGACAACATGCCAAGAGAATCCAACACCATAAGCATAGGAGGTCTCTTATCCTTTGGAAACTTATTATAGTTCTCAATCATATTAAGAACATGATGTCGGAACTGCTGGATGGTTTGTGGTTCTGAAATAATCACTCTGTTAGGATCGATGCCTCTTGATTCCATCATATCCTTAGTGACAGCAGCCTCGGTGTCGTAGTATATAACTCCACTATCAGGATTTGCATCTAGGAATTGCTTGACAATGCCCAATGCCATGAAGCTTTTACCAGTACTTGTCTCTCCTGCGAAACCAAGAGCCTTATTGTTAGCCATACCTCCAAAGAGTGATCCTGATAGGACAGCATTTAGCATGTAGCAACCAGTATTGATCAGTCCTGTATATTCCGCACTTGATACGCCATCTGCAGCAATGGTTGTATATTCATCTGATGCAGTAGCAGCTAGATTTCTGAAAAAGTCCATGTATCTCCTTATAAGTATTGCTTCAATTTTACGATAAATTCATCAATCTTAACTTCACGATCCGGCCAAAAAATCATATCTTTCTCTGGATTTTTCTTAAGATTTTCCAACAATGGCAGTATAAGATTATACATACCTTGAACTTTATCATCTGTATCTTTAATTAAATCTGTTCGGATTCTCTCTTTACTGATAAATGAGAATCCGAAATCATCATCTTTCATTGGCAATTCCTTTCTATCACATGGTAATCCTTCAAATTTATTCTTCAAACAAACTCTCCAATGTGTTTTGTTTCTCTGTAGTCCAACCAATTACTTTCATTATGTTATTTAATGGTTCCACAAAGGTCTTCTGAAATTGCATATCATGATCAATATATGCATCCAATCCAAGCTCCACTGGATATTCATCCAACACAGCAAATACTGGAATACCATGAGGATTCTTATCCTTCATATATGCAAACTTGATCTTGTCACCTTCTTCAATCAATGGATACTTCTTCTCTAGTCCATTGCTCTTGATCATATGATTATGGATCAATGCTGCCTTGACATGAATGGGAGCACCCTTCCCCCATATGAAGTTCCTATCTGAGTATTTACGAAGATTATTCACTCCTCTGGGAAATGCAATCTCCATGAAATTCTTTGACTCAAATACAGTTCTGAATTCTTTGATGTATTTCTGGACTGACACTTCATCTGTATTCATAATGAGTTTGATTCCTTCCTTCAAAGAATCTCTACAGATTTGAGGAGTTGAAGACTTGACCACTTCGATGCCAGTAACCTTGAGCTCTGGTTCTTTGAACTCAACACCCTCAATATTCCAACAATTCAATGCATAATGCTTCTTACCAGTCCAGATTCCCTTCTCTGCAATCGCCTCTCTCTTCATTCTCATAGACTGCTCATATGCATTCACATATAATGCAAGATCGTTGAAACTCTTATTGATAAATGGTTGCAGAAACTTCTCACAAATTGTATCAAGTTTACGAGAAACTTCAAGAGGATCTGTAATTCCTAGCTGAATTGCAAATTTCTCCATCTTCAGATACATAGAATTATGCACCAATATGTCATTAGCAAAAAACATATTGGTTGTTTCTGTTTCGACATCATATACTGTAACTTCTTGAATTCCTAAATCTTCAATTTTTACCATACAAAAAATCCTTACATTTTTGAATGCAAACAGCAGTATTCGCTAAAAATTCTGATTCCCAAATAATTAACAACTCAAACCCTTCTGATACAATTTGTTCTTGTTTAATTTTATCAAATTCCCAAACTTCTTTAGCTGTATAAGAATTGTGTATAATTTCATCTGGTTCAAACAATTGTGAATTGGCATGCCAATAATCACCGTTAAATTCTATGCATTTTTTGTGTTTAATATCCACATAATCATAAAAGAAATACTTCTTTTGTTCATACGAGTATTTTCCAAATTCTTTATTTTTTTCTGCGAAATAGGAGGTTTCGCTCGGTTCTAATTGCCAAAATAATTTTTGTGACATTTTAGAATAATACGGTCTGAGATTGGATATGTATTCATAGAATTTTTCAGGGCCTTCCACTTCACCATACCTCGTTATCATTGAATCCATTGTATGTCTAGTGGATTGTTTGATTTTATCCCAAACTTCAGCACCTTTGATTTCTCCGTATTTTGAAACAAACCAAGACAGTGAACAACCCGCAGTTTTTTGTTTGTTGCAATATGCCAACCATCTTTTCTTGCCTTCCAATTCTCCGTGACGTTCAATCATAGTGCCAATTGTTTGTTTTCTTGAATGATTGAATTCTTCAAATTTTTCTTCTGACCACCCCAGTAATTCTTGTTTCCCCTTTAACGTGTTTTTATACCGATGGAATTCACAATATGAATTCCATTTCTCCAATCCAATAATTTTACCATATTTTAGAAATGTGTCAAATTTGGTAGTTCCATATCTGCGTTTAATTATTCTTCTTATACGTTGATGCCAATGTTTAATATCATTCAGGTAAAAGAAAGACATATAATGATATATGTATGTAGTGGAATGTTCAAAATCCATCAAACATTGTTCTGCCACACCTCTTTGATACGGAGTTAGGGAAAATTTACGTTTCCTTTCCCACTCTCGTATTCTTTCCGGTATTGTTCTTTTTCGTTTTAATTTTCTCATTTACTACCTCCCGTTGACACAGCCCTGTGTCGTTGGAGATATTTATAAAAACATCACTTTCAAGAACGTTGTTAGGTTTAACATCGATTAATACACCATCGCGCTCCACTATCAATGAATGATCTTCAGTGACTAAGACTTGATTTTCACCAACAGTGATTTTATACATTCGTTTTTTCACAGTATGTTTCATACATTTCATCACCCTATCATTTACAACAACTCCATCCTTGAAAGATTTAGTCATTAAGTTATTAGAAGAAACATCATGCACGAAATCTTGTTTATCTCTTTGAGAGATCAAATTTGCATTATTGCAATACAGGTTATAAAATTCTTCAATTTCTATTTTGCGATCATTAGAATATATCAGAGAATCTCCGGCGATAGAATCAGTATCAATGGCAATTACATAGTCTTCATTATCTGTTTTGAAGATTTTGTTGAAATATTGATTGATTGCTCTCTCAATCCATAGAATAGAAAGCTGACCTCCAGTTGTGATAGCTTCTGCTTGATTGATATCATACCATCTGAAGTACTGATTAGCAAGAGCTCCATATAATGAATTCAGAAGAATCTTCAATGCATATTGGATGTTATGCATTGCATCAATCTCATAGTCCAATGTCTTGTCTTGTTTCTTCTTCAATTCAATCATATCAATCTTGACTTGCTTACGATGCTCATACATTTCCTTGGCGAGCAATGGAATAAACCCCATCTTATCCTTAGAATATATGGTCATGTTAGGAGCAACAGTGACATTATTCTCAAGCATTGTATCCTTAATGCTATCAAATCCACCATTCAAAATTTGGTCAACAGAAAGATTGAGACTCAACTTGCCAGCATACGTGTCTGGAGAGATATTATACATCATCATCAAATGAGGATATAGTGAATCCAAGTCGAAAGAGACTGCCCACTTATACATTCCTGGTATAGGTTCTTTGACGTGCGCGCCTACCAATTCTCTGAGGAATGGTTCCTTATGAGGAGACACTACAGTATGCTTATCAAGAAGATGATTATGGATGATTACATCCCAAGTCTTTACAGGACTGAATACATCTTCATAGTTGATCT